GTTTTGTAAGTGTCAGCAAGAGAATGTCACGCTATCTAGGTAAGTTCGAACTACCAAAATAGTAGAAGGGGACGGGTTCAACTCCCGGGGGATCGGAAGATCCTCGCAGATTGGTTGCTAACTGGACTAGTATCCCAAGTGACGTACCGAGTCCCGCTCGAGTTTATTACACGGGTGAATGGTGCATATAACGATGGTTGCACTACTTACAAATTCATTTTAGCCTATTAGCTCAGTGGTAGAGCACCGTCTTGATAAGGCGGGGGTCCTTGGATCGTTCCCAAGATAGGCTACCATCAATAAAAAGGAAATGTTATGTCTTATTATGACTGGAAGAACTCTGCTAAGATAGAAGACATGGTAGGTAAGGTGTTTACTTCTGTAAAGAATGTAGACGGTACTGAACTAGTGTTTGAAAACGACACAGAGCGTTATGTATTTTTTCATTCGCAAGACTGTTGCGAGCATGTTCGTATTGAAGATATTGTAGGTGACTTATCTGACCTAGAAGGTGTAGAACTTCTACGTGCAGAAGAAACAAACAACCTGTTTGATATAATCAAGAACATTGAAAAAGAGTTTGAAGAATCAGGTACTTGGACATTTTATAAGTTTGCAACTCGCAAGGGTTATGTGGACGTGAGATGGCTAGGTGAAAGCAATGGATACTACAGCGAAAGCGTAGACCTAGGATACGAAAAAGTTTAATTTTAAAAGGAGATCTGTCATGAGTAGTGACAAGATGACGGGGGCATAACTTAGCGGCTAAAGTAACCGGCTTTTAACCGGTAAACCTGGGTTCGATTCCCAGTGCCCCTACCATATAAGAACACATTCAACTAATGACACGAGTGGTAGTCGTGTATCTTAGTGGGCTAAAGAACTACTACGCCTGAGTGTGTTCCTATATGGTAATGTAGCATAGTGGCTAATGCAATTGCTTCATACGCAGTCTATCGCTGGTTCGAGTCCAGCCATTACCACCACATTGTTGGGGATTAGTTAAATGGTATAACAGCGGATTTTGATTCCGTTATTAGAAGTTCGATTCTTCTATCCCCTGCCAACTAAAGGAGAACTAAAATGCCATGGATCGAAAATGTAGCCGCAGCTGATATCCCAATTGGGTTTCATCATGATGCTGGCCCTAACAGTATGTTGATCAGCATTGTTGATCCAGCAAGCTGGCGACCAGAAGCCAAGCACCAATTCAAAGAGCGTCACAACTTCGAGTTCTTGGATATCGAGAAGAACGACTTTGCTATAGACGAAGCCATGCGCTGTGGTCAAGAGCAGGCCAATGAGCTTGTCCGACTACTACAACACGCATTAGACAATCGTATGAATGTGGTTGTTCATTGCTACGCAGGTATTTGCCGCAGTGGTGCGGTATGCGAAGTAGGAGTAATGATGGGCTTTAACGATACTGAAAGATTTCGTAGTCCGAATCTGTTAGTCAAGCATCGCATGATGAAGGCGCTAGGTTGGACCTACGATGAAAACGAAAAGCCCAACATAGACGATTGGCGTACATTTAAAAATTAACGGTCCTTAACTCAAATGGATAGAGTGCCAGTCTTCGAAACTGGAGGTTGGGAGTTCGAGTCTCTCAGGGCCGGCCAAACAATGGTGTTAGTAGTGTAATGGCTGCACGGCTGTCTGTGAAACAGTAAGGCAGGGTTCGATTCCCGCTTTCACCCCAAACATGGCTCTACTCGTTCGACATAGTTGATGCTGTAGAGTTTTTCTTTTGCCAGCGAGACTTGGTAGTCAGAGAGTCCTTATAAGACTTTTAGCGCCAGATTAGCGTTCTTGAGAGGGTTCGATTCCCTCCGCTGGTACCAATGCAACTTTAGCTGATGTGGTCATAGCGGTGGTCTGAAGAGCCATTGAACCAGGTTCGATCCCTGGAGGTTGCACCAAACAATGCCCCGGTAGACAAATTGGCAAAGTCGTCTCTCTCAAAAAGAGAAATTTAAATGCGGGTTCAACTCCCGCCCGGGGTACCAATTTATTTTAAAATAAATTCACAAAGTCATTGACAAGAGTACGCAATGAATATATAATAGTTACTTACTAAGCAGTTAGTATCGTTCTTTAATAATCTAAATTGTTATTTTGCCCTGGTGGTGGAATTGGTAGACACGCTGGTCTTAGAAGCCAGTGCGCAAGCGTGACGGTTCGAGTCCGTCCTGGGGCACCATTAAAAAATAGCATTAGCGGGTATCGTTTGTGGACGCACAATCTCATGAGGAATAGGGCCATCTTACTCCTCTGATAAAACCGTGGACAATGGCTTATGAGGAGAATCGAACTCCACTCAGAAATTTGTCTCATCCTATAAGGTGTAATGTTATTTTTTAATGGTCAGGGTCGTTAGCTCAGTTGGTAGAGCGTCTGCCTTACACGCAGAATGTCGGCAGTTCGAGACTGTCACGACCCACCACTATTAAGGAGAGTTGGCCGAGCGGTTAAGGCAACAGTTTGCTAAACTGTCACTGGGTAACTGGTGGATAGGTTCGATTCCTATACTCTCCGCCATTTATTTAAAAAGGAAAATTATGCTAAAACCATCTAGTACATTTAAGCTGAGCAAGACAACAAAACGAATGTTAGCACTAACCAAGTGGAAGAACAAAGATCAATCCGATGCTTGGAAACGTAGTATGATTCAAGCAGAACTTGCTGCCAATGTACAAGTTCGAACACCTCGTCAACGAGATGGCGCTAAGGAGTAATCATGGCACAGTTTAATGGTAAAGGTAGTAAACCAAGACCACTAAGCGTTCCACGAGAAGTTAGGGATGCTAACCACGAAGCAATTTTTGGAAAGTATATTCCACCGTATCTTAGAAATAGAACAATAGAAGATGTTCCTGTCTTAGAAAACGAAGAAACTTGGGCTCAACGAGTTATTGACGAGGATGATAAAAATGCAGGTAAGAGTTAAAGAAAACACAGAAGAATTTGGCAAATGCGGATGTGGTCGTAGCCCAACTGGTAAATGCATTGGCTGGCACGGATTAACTGAAGAACAATTTAAAGCGGCTAAAGATAATTGGGATTTAGAACAATATCAAAAACAAGCCGCTGAGTTGTGGAATGATAGTTGTACTAGCGGTAGAGCAGAGTAGTATATTGGGGGTGTAGCTCATCTGGTAGAGCAGGACCTTTGCAAGGTCAAGGTAGCGGGTTCAAGTCCTGTCACCTCCACCAATTACAATTAGGAGATTACTAGCATGGCAAAAGGTGCCGGTGGTAAAACAAAAACAGCAAATCCGATGCTGACCAGAAATGGTAAAACAAGGTTAGGACCATTAAATTTAGTACAGTTAAATGACATGTTAGAAAAGTCTAGCAAGCCAAAAGACAAAGCTAAAATCCAAAGTCGTATTAGAACTTTAGAATCAAGAACTAAGTAATACACGCCCCTTTAGCTCATCTGGTAGAGCAACTGATTTGTAATCAGTAGGTGGTCTGTTCGAGTCGGACAAGGGGCACCAAAATATTCCTCAGTAGCACAGCGGTAGTTGCACTTGACTGTTAATCAAGGTGTCGGTGGTTCGATCCCACCCTGAGGAGCCAACTAAAAGGTATCAGATGAAATTTGCATTTTTTAACCCAACTGTAATTGCAGTAGATGATGTGCCTGCTGAGGTATATACTAATTTTAAAAGTCAGGTAGAATATGCTCATCATCAATCTCAATTTAACGATGCTGGTAATTCTAGTATTAGCGTTCGTGGTGGGCAACAGATCCAGTTGTTGCCAAATGAATTTGGATTAGATACAAGCCAATTAAAAGAATTTATAGAATCACGATGCCGTGTTTATATAGATACTATTTTAAAAACATTGGTAAGAAACGATCTTAGTGACTTTGAGCCAGTACTAGTTAGTGCATGGACTATCAGACAAGAAAGCGGCCAATATCAAGCACTTCACAGTCACGAAGCACATATCAGTGGAAATATGTACATTGATGTCCCAGACTTAGATCTTAATTCAAACAGCAGTGATGCCAACATCGAATTTAGATTACCGGTAATTCGAAACCCATTAAATTTCATTTTTACAGATGCATGGCGCTTTGCTCCGCAGCCTATGAAAATGATTGTATTTCCAAGTCATCTTCCGCATACGGTATATCCGTGGCAAGGACAAGGACACCGAACTATTTTGGCTTGGGATGTTAAATTAGTTCTAAAAAAAGATTGACATTTAGTCTAAAGAGTGTTATAATAGTTTTGTTGTGTAGCAATACACAACCGGCAAAGCGAAGGGTAGATGAGAATAGACACAAAGGCGTGAGCTTCATGCTTACTCCAAAATTACAACCATCTGAACAATGGCCGTGTTTATGTGATCCGATCCCCAATAGAATGTCATTTGTCAATCGGAAATATATGGACCTCTGTGTATTGTATTTTGCACATTGTCAAAGGAAGATTACAACCCTTCCGTTGTCTATTGTCCGGTCTA